CATCATTTTACGGATATAATGCGGGAGGTTGGTATTGGATGACAAATGGATTTTGGCAGGATTTAGGAGGAGTTAATTCATATTTATGTATTGCTATACAATGTCTCGGGTTATCGGCAGTATGGTTTGGCAGAGCATTCTTATCTGGTGGGGGTTCTTTCTATGCAATTGTTTGCGATTATCGCAGTCCTAATGGAGGAGGAAATACAATAGATGTTTATGATATTTGGGGTTCAACAGGGCAAAACGCACTTCGAATAACTGTAAATAATGCTGTTTATGGTGGTAATTTTCATATTAAAATTTCAGGATAAATAATATCATTATTATAATAATGGAAGAAGAAAAACAAATAGTCGGAGAAGACCCTGAAATAAAAAGATTAAGTTTAATATTTACAAGAAACCAATTATTAGCAGAGAGTGATAAATATGTTTTGGTCGATTTTCCAATTACGCCAGAGAATTTAGAATTAATAAAACAATATCGCAGGCAATTGCGAGATTTTACAACTAATGATTATATTATACCTGATAAACCATTCTAAAATTTCTTCACTCTTCCTTTTTGTTTCTTTTCTTTTTTTGCTCTTTCAATTTGGCTTTTTGTCAATTCATTGAATGTTTTGGGGGTATCTGTATTTATTCTAATTGTAGGCCTGTAAATATCACCATTAAATTTATATCCTATTTCTCCTCTCTGATTACGCCAACCTTCAAGGAACCAACGGGTTAAATTGCTTAGTTCTGGTTTATCTCCAATATATGCGTCATTATTTTTATGTTTTTTGAAATATTCTTTTTTGTATTGTTGAACTAATAAACCACTTCTATATGCCGATGGCTTATATTTCATATTTATTTCATTTTTGATTTTATTATATAATTCTTTGTCTTTTGGTTCTGGTTTCATTATTTCTACTAGTATATAGGATAAATTAAAATCTTTTCTTATAGATAGAATAAAGAATGGCCGCTGTAATACCAAATAATTTAAATGAAATTTACCGAAAATTATCAGGCTATAAACGCAATTTAGTCCGTTTTTATGCTGATAGAACTGGGGTTATTAATGCTAATGATGTGCTCCGATGGACTTTTCCAAAGGAGAAAGTAGCATTAGATAGTCTTACTCATTTCTTCGAATTTACCAGCACTAATGCAGGAACTGGAACAGGTTCAGCAAGAACTGGCACATATTTCCCTCGTAATTCTGCTTCTATTATTGATACTATTACTGTATTTATTAATGGTGCTGTTTATGAAAATATAACCAGTTATAACCATCTCTTCAATTTAATTTATGATAATACCTGTGGTTTTAATTATTACTATTCTGGAATTCGTGCTTTAGAATGTGCTGACCCTTCAATTAGATATTCAGTTGCTAACGCGTCTGGAAATGCTATTACAGCTACAGTCCAAGGAGGTACAGCCACAGCCACAACTGACGCTACTGCTTGCGATACTAAACGCCCCCTTCAAATTCGTAATTGGATTGGCTTCCTTGGAACTGCTAATCGTATAATTGATTTAACCAATACTGAATTAATTGTTGAAATTCGATATGCACCCGCTACTATAGTATTTAAGGGTGTTGATGCTGCTGCTAATGTTGCGGCTACTCCAACATATTCAATTGATAATTATTATATGACTATTCAAAAGATAGATTTTGAAGATGATAGTTATCAAATGGCTCTAAATTCTCTCAAGAATTCAGGCAATTATTCCCTAACCTTTAAAACCTATTCTACATCTCGTTCTGGTTCAGTTACTAAAGCTTCAAACCCATCACTTCAATTTTCAGTAACTTCAAAATATCTTTCTAAATTGTTTTTTACTTTTGTTGATGGCACTTTTGATACTATTTCAAAAATTCAAAATACTAGTAATACCCTTTCATTTAGTGAAGCAGTTGCAAATCTGAAAACTAATGTTGATGCCTTCAACCAATCTAAATTTTTTCAAAAGAATGCTGTCTCACTCACCGAAATTCAGTGTGAAATTAATGGCATTCCTGTATATCCTTATCCTCAATCATTGGCCCAAATCAAAAATAATAATTTGGATGCGCTTGAAATCGAGAGAGATATAAATGCGGGTGATTTCCCAGGTCTTCAATCTCTTGAAAGCTGGTCTAAATATAGTTTTATGATGGCTACCTCTTTCGAACATTATGGAGCTTGGAAAGAAGGCATAATTTCTGGTTATCCTAATGTCAATGGCAATCTACTCACTGTTAAATATAATACTACTTTTACTTCTGGTGCTGATAATGTGTATTTACTAGCATTTGCTGAAAGAATTGTCAAAGCTAATTTTAATGGTTCATCAGTAACTATTGAATATTAACGAGGCTTAGCCCCTGTCAATGCATCTAAAAAAGCTTTAAGTTTTGCATCTTTTGGTTTTTCAATTGGTTCTTCAATAATGGTTTTAATTTCATTGTCTGTTATTGTTAAATCTAATGTTTTTTTTGGTATTGGTGCTTTTCTAACTCTTTTAGATTTAGGTTTATTGATATGTTCTAATATTTGGCTTTGAATTAAATTCAATTTTCTTATTTCTTCTAATAATATATTATTGTCTTCTTTTTGTTTTTCTTCTGGTATATCTTCAGTTGTTATTGTTGCTTTTGTTTTGTTTTGTCTTTGTGGCTTTGGTTGTTGTGGTGGTTTCGGTGCTGGTTTTTGTTGTTCTGGTTCTGGTGCTGGTTTCGGTTGCTCTGGTTCTGGTGCTGGTTTTGGTGCTGGTTTTGGTGCTGGTTTTGTTTTCTTTTCTATTGTTTGTGGTCTTTTTCTATCAACAATGGCTTTAATTTCTTCAAATGTTGGCTCAGGTTTTGGTGTTTCTTCCATTTTTATTAGTAATATAGAAAAAAATATTTATATTAATAGAGCAGATATATAATGATTATCGAAGAACCTATAAGCAATTTACCAACACCTTATTTTAAGATAAATAAAACAAATGAACCACAATCTAGAAACCCAAATCTACCACCTTTATTTTTTAGTTGTCTTATTGTTGGTTCAAAAAATTCAGGTAAGTCTTATGCAATGACATCATTATTGAAAATGTTTGAGGAAAATCCCATTTATGATGTTTATGGAAATCAATTAGAACAAAGAATTATATTATTCAGTCCTACAGCATTAAATGAAAGTAATGTTGTATTTAAGAACCTTAGAAATTTATCAGCTGATGATATACATTTGGAATATAGTGATGAATTATTAGAAGAAATATTAACCGATATAAAGGCTCATATAGATGAAGTCAATGAATACCATAGATATAAAAAAGCTTTAGAAAAATATAATAATTCAAGTGATGCTTTAACAGAAGATGAATATTATATGCTATTTTATAATAACTTCTTACCAATACCAGAAAAGAGACATATTATAACCCATATTTGTTTCGATGATTTAATTGGGAGTAAAGAAGTATTTAAAAGAAGCCGTGATGGTGGTTTAGTCAAGTTTTTATTAAAACATAGACATTTATACACCAATATATTTATAACCACTCAATATATCAATGCTATTCAACCAATAATAAAGAGTAATATTGATATATTCTGTCTATTCAAGTATGCAAATTTGAATGATATCATTAAAAAGTTTTATCCAAATGTATCTGGAGTTATGAATGAAAACCAATTTAAAGAAATATATCAACATTCATCAAAAGATAAATTTAATTTTCTCACAATAATCAGCCACAACGCACTTAAAGGAAGATTACTTATTCGCAAGAATTGGAATGTAAATTTAATGATAAAATAAAATATTAAATATATATAGAAAATGCCCGATGTTAATTTCAATTTCACGCCAGAACAACAAGAGCTATTTAATCAAATATATCACGAAACCAAAATAAGACATCCTCATTTAGTTTGTGATAATATTATGAAAGAAAGAACAAAGGTTTTAATTGCTTATTCTGTTATTAATGGTGATAAACCACTTGAAGACAAAAATATATTTACTGAATTATAATATTAGTATATATTAAGAATGGTTAAAGAGGTCAAGAGAAATTATTATTTAAATCTGTTTTCTGCATCTGCTGAAAAGACTTTAGACCCAACAGGAGCTAAAACCACAATATTTAGATGGAATATTAGGGACCTTCAATTAGGAACAGAAGCAGAAATTGGATTAGTTCAATTATTCCACACAAATGCACCTGTAGGACACGCGGCAACGGCCTATTCTTTTAGATGTCTTGAAACATATGCCGATGGTTATGATAGCTTCAATCAAACATCAGCAATTATTTATATGGGTCTTGGATTTACTCCACCAGGTATTACAACCTATCATAAATTAATGTCAAGTCATTTGAATACTATAACATTAATTATAACTGATGATAATTCAGGAAATAATAAAGTATTTAATGGAATAGATAAAAACATTGTATTTGGTGTTATATTGCACGTTATTGATTATATTGATGAAGCTCAAAAATTTTAAAATGGTGGTAATATAGAAATGGAGAAAATATATAATATTTATATTAATAGTGCGAATAGAAATGGAAATACGAAGAATTATGATTACAAATTGTATTTCAGTAATTATAACATCATTATTAATGATGATGAAGAATGCTATATATATTTAAAGAACTTTCAAACCCTAAATACCTTTTATAATATCAATAACAAATCAAAATACTTTTCTATTATGAAAAACAATAATACAACCAATGTTAAAACATATTATAATTTTACATTAGAAACAGGAAATTATAATTGTTATGAATTTGCCGAGGCTGTAAATACTAAATGTTCCAATTATTTCACAATGATTTATGATGCTAAAAAGAACTGCTTTCTATATACTCAAAACCCATTGATAATCGGAGAAAGTATTTTTATACAACCAAATATTTATAATAATAAATATTTCGGTTTCTCAGCTGATACATATACAAATATAGCCACTCCTATTAATAGTTCTATAATCAATATGAACTACTTCAGCATAGTAATAATAAAAATTATAGGTATTGTAAGTAATAATAAAACAATTGATAATTTTACAAGTAATAATTCAATTGGTTCAAGTGATATATTTGCTATAATACCTAGACAAGATGCACCGATAAATTCTTTAATCAATTTTACAGATATCAATAATGCCTTTATGTATAAAATACAAAACAATAATTTAAACTTCTTTAACTTTGTCTTCTATAATGAAAACAATGAGCTGCTAACCGATTTACAAGATTGGATTATGATTTTACAAATCATAGTCAAAACAAAAAAATAAACAATATATAGAATGATAACAGAAGAACAGATAGAACTTCTATTTATAACATTTGAGAAATGTGTTTTTGAGATTTTTTATGTCTAGTCAATCCATCGTGTCTAATTTCACAACCACATTCACATACTATTTTTTCTTTCATTTTATTCAATATTGATATTTTATTATTTTCATAAAATTCTTTTTTTTGCAACAAAATTTGACTTGAATGATTTTCATAATATTCTTTTGCTTTTTCTAAAACCTTTTCTTTGTTGATGTCATAATATTTATAATGATATTCAATTATTTTGTTTTTGTTTTTCTGATAATATTCTTTATCTGTTTGAC